AACTTGACAAGATGTCACCGACAAACCTGAAGCAAATGGATGATGACACCAAATTGAAAATATTTGGTTCGTTCCATGGAAAAATCTAATTTAAGCATTGGTGTTACACCAGTCTTCATATACATGTCGGTTTTATTAAGATTCCGATCAAGAGTATTTGATCGTCGGATATGATATATATTGTATATATCAATAGTTCTACAGAAATTATAATATATAAATTATAAATATATAATATTACAAAAATTCATTCATTGATAAAATAAGAAAAATAAAAAATAGAAAAAAAAAAAAATAAAGATATCATAGAAATTTACGTGATTTTCTGGTATAGACATGAATATATAAATAATAAATAATTTTATGTCAAATAAAACAAAAAGACAAATATAATAAAAATTTACGTGATTTTCTGGTATAGCAATACACACACAAAATAAATAATTTTATGTTAAACAAAACAAAAAAAAAACAATAATATAACGAAAATTTACGAGATTTGCTGGTAAATGAATGAATATATAAATAATAAATAATTATTTGTTAAATAAAATGAAACACAAAAATTTTATTGATATACATGATTTCTTGGTATAGCTAAAAAATTATGACAATTATAAATAATGATATGAAATGCAAACAGAAATTGCAATATCATAAAAATTTATATGTTCTCATTGTACTAAATGTATAAAATTAAGAGATGTATGGTTCAACAATATCGTTGATCATAATGACAAATACATTCTAATTTTCCGGTTTTTGTTGGTATGTCATGTATTTAGAATATTTTTTTTGTATATAAAACCAAGAAAGTGCATATTCAAAAATCGAAGTGATTTTTCAAGAAAATTCTGATTGTATGTTTTTTGTCAAATTATTGGTCAGAAAACACATACATAGTACAGATAAAGGGGATTCATAATGACATCGTAAAGAATTATGCTGATCAGATAATATAACGGTGTATAGTTAGAATCCAATGTGCAAGTTTCGTGATGAGAAGTATGGATAGGTATGGATATTATATTACCAGATAATGATTGTGATGGTTGGGCGATTGCATTAAAGAAATAATATCCAAATGTCAGCTTCCTAAATGTCTTTATTATTAAATGTATGTCGAATAGGTGGAACTCAATGTGTTATTTTTGTATGATGAATAATTATTGGGAAATTTTTGGATTTTGTTATCTTCGAGATGCAAGGGTAATGAGAGTAATATAGTCAATATTGAAACGATATTGATATGGGATATAAGAATCTGGGTGTATCCCGAAAGAATGAATACAGCAGGTTTGTTAGGCAACCATGGTGGAAGTTGCAAGTACAGTCACTATTGTACCGGTTGTATAACGCGTTCTTTTCGGAACATTGTTCGTCGAGAGTCTTGTTCCTTGGCGAATCTGAGTCGCCGAATTGACGTTTTTTATTTTTTATGTTGCAATCTAACTACATGATATATTCGGATATCATGTGTTCAAGATGGATGATATTATAACATAAAACAAATCGATGTAAATGATCGAAGTCCAAACGATATATAGAGTTTGTCATAATATATCATGGAGACCGCAGATATTGGCATTATTCAATATTGAACGGTTGAAGTTCAAACCAACCATATTGTGTATGGACATTATTTGTGTTGATAGAGGTAAAGTATTAAAAGAGAACGGACAGTAACACAATATATTGTGAAAATATGAGTTCAAAAGTGTCAAAAAGTGGAATCTTCCGGAAAATAATTTATATTTTGATAGATAATCAAAATTATGGCATAATTATCCAGAAAATATGCATATTATGAATCGCATAATCACAAAATGCATCGTAATGTTTGCATTATTGGTAGAATAGTGGTTTGATAAAACTGATTCCATTTATCTCCAGGATTAATTTGAGTAATTGGTATCCAGGAATCTTCCCATTCAATAAGATACTGGTAATCTCCCTTTTTGTAAACAATGGCGATAGATCGCATTTCGCTATTTATTTCTGGAAGCGTAGCATGGTTTGTATTTGTCCAGCTAACGTTAATATATAGATTATCATCTCGAAATTCATAATCATTAAAAGATTCTATCTCCCAATTGTTATCCATTTCTAGTCTCTTTTATTTAAACAATCGAAACAGAAAAATATTAAATCTATACGTGCATAAAGTAGTGGATATAGGGGTTACATACGAGGAAATTGATTTGGCTGATATTGTTGGCAAGACTTGATAATTGAATAGGTTAATGAAATATTGGTAGTAGGAGGCCGAGGATGCTCAGTAGTTGTGTAGTTAGTTTTCAAGTCTGGTTTGAATTACCTGAAATTGCTGATATTTAAACGTTCAAGCATATCATCGGCTAATTTGATGAAGTACAATACATTCGACTTATATTTGGGACTCGATATCAGCGTGTCAGTACATTGGAAATATATGTCGGTAGTGGTAGTATAAGTAGATTATAAATAGCAAATATTGATAATATTAATGTGATATAAAGGTACTCGGAAATAAACAGACATTTTGATTCGTGACATAATCCAAAAAAATTGAAAAAGAAATTAAAAAATAAAAAGAAAAAGGAAAAAAAAACATTATTTGAATACCAATTAAATAGTAATGAAAGAATATCAGGGTTTTTGTTGTATTCATTTGAAATGTGACCAGAAAATAGAAGAAATGTATAAGTTATCTACATTTATTATCCATGGTGATATCGCCATCTTCTGCTTCTTGCCCGTAATAGAAGGGAACATGTGTAATATGTTTACAATTTAATGTTGTTGGGATATCATTGATTTGGCCATCAATATTATTATTATTAGTGTCATAATCTTTAATAGGGTTATTTGGTATATAAACGTATAAATATTTAAAAATGACATTACCCTTTGTAAATCTCACTGCCATTTCTATATTGTATTTATCTGGATTATCAGCCAATGTTATTTTGAAATCGTGAATCATCTGTTTTGTATGCATGAAATTTTCCTCTTTCAGTATGTTTCTATTTGCTTGTTGATGATTGTTGTGGTATGATGATATAAACTTATTCATATTTAACACTCCTTTACGATAATAATCTACTTTGAATGGACGAGATTGATGATGTTGGCACATCCAATGTCCTGTTATATCATAATGGAGATCATCATGTGCGAAACATGGATTATGTAGAGATTTGACATTTGTTCTACATTTAAAACAAGTAGATTCGAATTCTACATTGCAATCTTCTGTTTTATTAAATATATTGCCATTCATGACCATTCGACATCTTAATAAATTTGAATCATCCTTTTCATGTCCGTGTTTGTTAAAATAACAACACATACTTTGTATATCAGAAAAACATCGGAAATAATTAGGTGATGCATATAATAAAAAGTAATCGGTGTTTTTGTGTATTTTGCCGGAAATTTCCATCATTGAATTTTTGATTTCATCAGAGGTAAAATCGAATAAAATGTAGGAGCAAGGGCCAAATTTAAAATAAGGAATATATCTTCCTTTTATGGATTGGTGTTTAATTCTGCTCAAAGTTGCTCTAAGTATAGCGACTGTATCTCCTGATTTTAGTAAACCATCACGGATAAGTTTATATAATTCGAAAGATTCCGATTCATCAATAATATTAAATACGAAATGTTGGTATTGTAGTAATAATCCAAATTGTATATTACCGTTAATTGCTTCTTTAATGTAAATAGGTTCTATAACTTGTGCTATGAAATTAGTTTCAGTTCCTTCTTTACTCTTTGATCCTTTGAGTAGGTTATTAAATAAACAGTTAATATCAAAGAATACATGTTTTTCTTTTGCTTTGAGATTGTAATTGATATTTTTTGTTGTCTTGATTCTGGAAATGATGTTTTTGATGTAATTAAAATGTACATCAGAAGGTTCGTTGGATGTATATTCGATCGAAATTTCATTTCCGGATGGAATTGTTTCTACACGTCCAGTTATTCTGTGATAATCACTACCATCTATTGCATCAGGAATAATATCTAATCCATTTGAGCCTATGAGTTTAATTCCTCGTGGCATGTCTTTTTGTTGATTATCATGTCTCATCAATATGTTTTGGTTTGTGTTATAATTCATGACAAAATAATTGTGATTTGCCCGGGACAAGATTCCGAAATGGCGTGACATGGTATTATTCTATCTGTGTAATCAACAGTGGCTATTAAATTGGTATGCAGATGTTCAGGAAATAATGTGTCAAATTAACCTTTCTGGAATTTACTTGTATTGTTCGTTGACGTAACAGCTATATGCACGAAAATGGTATATCGTAAATTGAACAAGATGGTAATGTTTAGTGTAAAGTTTTTGCAAAGGTTGAGTCAAGTGCGCAACGTCAGGTAGTTTATAAGGTTACAACGAGTCGTTGTCCAACGAGTCGGGTATTTCGATTAGTTTTATGTTCTGAATGGTATTTTGTATTGGGATATGCATGTTATTTTTTTTGATACTATATTTTTGTGTCCAGTGTTTAATTTTGGCTGTGTTGTAAGAATAATCAAATCTACGTATGTGCATGACATATCTGTTCAATTGCGGAATCATTTCATCTAATGAGACTGTTGCTCCTTTAATAAATATTGTATATTTATCCATATATTCTTGAATGACGGCGAATTCTTCTGGTATATTGTTTTCCATAACTTCCTTAGTGTATTTTTGTATAATATCGGGCATAAAAGTTTTGACATGGAAAGATTTATTTGGTTGATGCCATTTGACATATGATTGCTTTGTTAAATAATAATGAGCAGCATTTATAAACCATGTAAAACATTGATTTATATTGTTCATGAGAATAACTTTAATATTTGGTTGCATCTGTCTACAAAACTCATCGATTTCCTTTATCGTTTTGGTTTTATCTCTGAACCATATTAATTGTTTGAAGCAAATAAGTCTGCGCTTCATAGGTGCAGTAACATGATCATTTTGAAATAATCTACCATTGTAGCACAATAGAAGTGTATGAATCATTTGAACTGGTGAAATTTCATCATGGGCTTGATGTTTATCTGTATATGTCAATTTCCCCCCACCAGTTAAATGAAGTATGGTGCTAATATCTAATTTATTGCTATCAATTGTTGTTGGTAGATCTTTACCATCTGGAACAGCCTCGTCCGCATAAACACATCGTTTACCAATACATTTTGATAATTCAAATTTCTGTTTATCCCCTTTAAATAATGTTGATTTCTCTAGATGGGCTGTAATTGGACCCCATAACTGTTCAAATACAGTCAAAAATACTGATTTTCCACCACCTCCTCTTTTTTGTTTCCAAAGAACGAGTACATTTTGTGAATTTTCATCCGGTAAGATCATATGTCCGCATATCATGGTAAAATAATCAATTATATTCTGATTTTCCCACATACTGCAAATGAATTTATGAAATACATTATCGTTGTTTCGTAAATAAGGAAGGTATGACCATTGATACGACTTTGAAAAATAATCATTTGACTGTCTTTTGCGAACATTTAATGTGCGTGCATCGATTACACAATTAGACGCAATGGGAAATCTTGTTGGATGAGCATCTAATAAACGGGTAAATTCCAAATCTGGTTGTATCTGGCTTTTTAGAAATGGAATTATAGTGGACGGATATGATGTGGATTTAAGTTTATTCCGAATTTGATTATGTTGTTTCATGTCAATTTGGTTTTGTTCATAAGCCCGATGACTGATCTGAAGGAGTGTTTCAGCTATTGCATCAGGAAATTCATTGCCTTTCAATATCCATAATTTACATTCTGGATTCCATACATACCATCCCTGTTTATAATGATTTTCAATTCTTTTTATTAATATATTATAATCTAAAATGAGTTGAGCTAAGTCCGATTGGTTTCCATGTTCTAAAATCCATATTTCTTTTTTGCTGAATCTTTTGATGGATCTGGTATTGAACATATGGTTGAAAAAAGAATACATCTCATCTTTTTTTATAGAAATTTCGGGTTTAATTATTCCTTCATCCATGAACTGTATTTGTACATAATAAACGAGAAAATATGAGAAATTTCTGTATCTATTCGATTACATAACGGACAAGTGAAATGGTAGATGTCATTAGTTCATTCCCGGCACGTACCTCATCATCATCATAATCCGAATCACTGAAAACAGATCTGTTACTCGTTAAGTTAAACGGCATAGATAATAACTTGTGATTGTGTTTTGGTCGAAATATCGAGAAATGTTATACGATGTCTAGATTCAATTGATAAGAGTTTTGAGTGATGAGCGAGTGGTGAGGTTAAAATTGGGTTACCATTGTGAATTATATGTTACCTATTAAAAAACCCTACTTGTTTGTGTTGATGGCAGTTTGAGTCGACACCAGGTGGTTGATCGTTGATTGACTGAATCGGTTTGAATTGTATTATTTATAATATATATGACCAAATATGTTTGTGTCCGTTAATGTATATAGATGCTTGCAGCATGAATATGTTAACATCTAAGGAGCAGGTCGTTTGGTTTACCTACTACAATAATCCGGACGTATCAAAAGATTATGTTTTGACGAGGAACACTACAAAATATTCTGGTAATGTTGTTGTTGCAAAAAAGGTACCGAATGCATGTAAAAATACGTATATGTACGCTATTTTCGATTCTCTAGACCATTTTGTAAATGAAATTGAAGAGCAACACCGTGATGATTGGACTTATCATAGTGTTTTGACAGAAGATTACAGATACATTTATTTTGATATTGATTGTAAATTGGATAATCCTCTTTCGGTGGATGAACACCGTATGTATTCAAAGTTAATACTGCAATCACTAGTCAATTTTTTCCGTATGTATGGTAATTGTTTGATTGAGCAACCGATGACTCCCAATTGGCATGTTTGGGATGCGACAAGAAAAGATAAATTATCATTGCACATGGTGGACAATACCCAAATGTTGCATTTGGAGCATATAAAATACATAGCAAGCAAATTTGGATTATACTTGAAAAATAAATTGGAGTCATTTCATCGCAATGATAATGGAAACAAAGTGCATAAACTCAAAGTTGATCTGGAGGTCTATAAAAAAGGGCATCAGTTGTGGCGATTACCACTGAATAGTAATGGTAAAAAAGGATCGGTGTTACGATTGTTAGATATAAGTTTCGATCCATATTTAACTAGAAAAGAGCAATTTAATATAAATTTTATGTTAAATAAAAGAGGTATTAAAAATGGAAGAATCAGAGAGCGCCAAATTACACAGTTCAATATTCCACATACAGTATCATTAACATATCATAATAAATATGATAAAAAAATTATTCATAAAATAAGGCAAGTACTCGAAATGAAAGGTAAGGCGAGGTTTGTTGCAGCGTCTCACAATAACGAATTCATTATGCAAGGTCATAAATGTGTAATCAAAGGGGATTATCATCAGAGCAACAGTGGTCGATTGAGAATAATGGAATGTGCATTGGACATTCATAAATTTTATTGTAAATATACATGTATGGACGAGCATTGCCAAAGAATAAAGACAAGTGTGTACATTAACCTATCTGATGGATTTATATTGCGACCTTGGATATTTCTCAATGTAGGATGGGCAAAGTTGGATATTGATATTGTTAAAGAAGTTGATACATTCATCGATAAATTACTGAATCAAAAGATACTGGGTTGTGATTATGCATGTTCAAATTTTATTAATAATAGAACTATTTTATTCAATAACAACGATTATATCTTTCAGTCTTTTACAAGTGATGATGTTAGAAATTTGTGCTGTGGTTGCAGAGGAATGCGTTTATCATATAGATCACCCAATAATGAATATATCAAATATGGTCGGGTTGTATTATCTTGCAACATGTCTCGTCAGAGTACACAATGTGGAGGCGTAAATCTACGTGGTAATGGATTATATTTTTTTTAAACGCCAATTTTTATTATATTATGATTATTATTTATTTGCCTTTTGACAAGTTTTTAAATATGCGCATCATAATATTCAAAACAACAAAATTCCTCGCAAAAGCGGACTTTTTATAATTAGTCAGCTATAATTATTATTTATTTGTCTTTGACAAGTTATTAAATATACGCATCATAATATTTAAAACAAGTGAATTCCTCGCAAAAACGGGCTCTATATATAATTAGTCAGCACCAATACTTTAACGATATCACTCATGTATCAAGCGTATTTGCATTGGATATGTTACATCGTTGAGAATTTAAATGCTATCGTGAATGATATGACATTCATGATACGTTGATATGTTTGCGAACAAGAGAGGTGAAGAATTATAATAATATTAAAATATAATAAATAGTTGGTGGTAGTGGTAGTAATTAAATGTCTATTGGTTATTAATGTCTTTTGTTTAGTTTTTGCCATGTTGCGGGGTAGACCGTATTAATTTTGGATTTGTGGTTGAGATAATTTTGTTTTTTTTTTTGGTGGTTCCAAATCAATATTATCATTTGCTACAGCAGAAAATTCTCTTTTTTTATTGTTATTTGATTCTGAGATATTGGAAATGGAATTATTGCTGTTATTATTGTTGTTGTCATGTCTTTTTTTATCTAAAAATTTGATATCTTCGATATTATTGATTCGATAATCATTGGATTTACCAGGTCTCATCACAACTGAAAATAAGAATTCAACATCTTTCTTTTTTGCAACTTCTGTGAAGAAACTTTGAATTAATGGTACATAATTATGTATTATATGTTTATGACTTTCTTGATAAACAAATGTCTTTGCTGAATTAGGTCCTAATGAATCATTATATAAAGTAATATCTGCAACTGGGAGATGCGTCCTTCTCCGCTTAAAATATGTATACATTTTCTGTAATACCCCTCTATTATATTGTACATTAATATGAGTAACACGGTTTAATTCATCGCTTTCAATTTCACCTTTAAGCTTTAATAAAATATTGCTATTTACTGCATGTCGACAATATTCATGAATATCATGATATTTATTGCAAACCTTACAATATCTTTCTAATATAACTTCGGTATTAAAATTCCGAATGCCTGCAGCATTTACTTTAAACATATATGCGGTGCCAACGTTTGCCGAGGATTTGTGAATCGCTTCTTCCATATTTTGTACTAATATTCTCTTCTTTATGTTGTAATAATCCAATTTTTTGATATTTTTTTGTTCATGTTTCCATATTGTTTGATTGATTTTCTCTATTGGATATTTAGGATTGCTGCCATTAATTATACATCCCATATCTGCATTAAATGAATGTAGCACATATGATTTGGCTACTGAGAAACCAAAATATGCACGACCTTGGACATTTGACCAGTCTACATTATTGAATATTACTACAGAATCCATAGGAATACCATAATTTGTTGGTTGTTCATCAACTCTGTTGGTCCAATCAATAATTTGAAATCGTGTATTCTCCGCTTCTGCTAAATATATATCTAAAGCAACTGCACCTAATGTGAACCGTTCGATACTTCTTATTTTGCATAAAATACGAACGTTTCTTGCTTTTGGAATCTCAAGTAACCCACGTACGCTATTTAATGTGAATCCTTTTCTTCTTTTAATTGGTGATGAGCCACCAAAGTTATTAATGTCTTCAATATTATCTACCAACTCTTGCATTGTATGTTTAACTGCATTGTATAATGCTCCATTATCAACCACTGCTGCTGCTTTGTCATCGTTTTGTATTTTCTTGAGATGAATTTGTTTTTCTATCCATCTGTCTTGCCAATCATGCTTGATATCTCCATGGACTAATGTAAATTGTTTCTCAGGATTTATTGATGTCTCACTATGAATACTGATTACTGGTACTTTGGTATTATCTGTTTGTGCTAAATAATGATATTTCCCTGGTTTGAATGTATGAATTTTAGATATTATACTGCATTGCAATGCCTGTTATTATTATGATTGTTTCATGTGTATGATTGATTTGTGAAATTATTATTATTTTGATAGTTGCTTTCAGAATTTTGCAGTTTTTCGGAAATTTTATACCGTATTTTGTTATTTTTACATACCATTTTGCTAACGTGTGTATTATTTTTATGTTAATGTAATTTCTAATTGGTACAGACTTTAATATACAGAAGCTTTTGTGTCTATTATTATAATACAATGTTTAAATTTGAAAACACGAAATTTGAAGGGTGGTCGCAATGATACTGCAATGTAGGAACTTGGAAACTTAAGGTTTTTGTTTTAGCAATGTTGAATTATATTCAATATCTAGATCTTGACATCTAAACATATTACGCATTTTGATTGATAATGTGATGCAATACAATAATTACTACAATTATGATATATTTAAATTGATAAACTTTGCCTTATTATATTTATTGGTATTATGCAATCCAAAAGTCAACTTTTTAAGTATTTATTGCTTCATCATTTCAGACATTATGCTTATCACAATTATTGGAATCATAAATGGTACGAATAAGATGTAAATGTCACTGTATTTTCTATATCATTTAAAGGAATGTATTATATAATACGGCTTTTTCCAATGCAGGTATATATTGATATTTTGTATGCTTTTCTTCATGCTTTCTTTTGATTCGTGTTTCACTCCGATTGTATCTCAATCTCCCATTACCAGTTGATGTAGTATTATTAGATGTTGATCCTGTTTGAATGGGTACATATACATTTAATATTGAGTTATTTCTAGGGTTGTATTGTCTTTTGTGCGAGAGTTCGCCATTACCAATTGAATGTGTTTGATTCTCTTTTTGGTGATCTGACATCATGGTTTGTGATACATATTGAGATACATCTTCACTGTCTGACGATTCACTGTTGCTTTCTCCTTCGGTTTGAACCATATTGACCATGTCTCTGGCACATTTTCTGGTATTATGTTGGAACAATAGATTAGGTCGGCCGTTCCCATCATAGAGGTTAGTATTAGTTATTTCCTCATTAAAGATTGGATAATTAGGATTGAAAATTTTATGCATTTCCGTTGTTTCTATAGGGTCTGTATCGAGGAAATCATCGACATTACATATTTTTCTTCTTTTTGTAGGTGGTCCATATTGATGTTGCGATATACTGGATTCTGGTTGTTTCCTTTTTTTTACTGCATTTGATGTATTGTTGTTTTTATTATTATCTTTTGTGGATTCCAATATTTGCCTTTTTCTCTCTGGTTTCTTGTTTTTTCTTTTTCTTTTACTCTTTTTTGTTGGCAAGATAGATGGGAAATGCATATGGGTTAATATCTGTGTTGATTTATCGATATCTATTGTAGGTATTTTTATTGATGATAATTCTACATCAATATATTGTTGTTCTTTTATAAATTTATCTATGTCTTCGTTTCTGGGTTTTACATCAATTTCTTTATCTTTGAGGTTATAATCGAATTCTTTAATGTTGTGATTGAAATGCAATCCATTTTTATCTGCATGTGGGTATGCAAACCATTTACCAGCTGAATTGGGGCAAAAATAATCCTTCCATTCTTTGTTGTGACTTTTCATTTTGCATTTTGTTAACTTCTCGGATACGCTAAGGAATTGATCAAATGTTAAATGTTTATGTTCGATATTCTCCAAAATATTTAATTTTGCCCGAAATTCTTCTTTTGGTTGAAGGATTGATAGGACTTTTTGTTGTTGATGTTGCTTATGTTCCACCCTATTTTTGGACATTTCTTCCATCACATTGAGCATGAATACATTAATCCCTTTACATATACCTAATACTTTTGCAATCCAGAGGTTTTTGCCTTCTGTCAAATTATTAGTCTTCACATAGAATCCATTTACTGACCATTCAACGATAGAACAGGTGGCTGACAACTTATTGGCTTTGGCATGAATAAAGTCTTTATACCGAGTACGATATGTCGTATTTTCTACTTGTTGGAATATTTTGTGGATCTCCTGTGTTGTTAAATTTAACCAACACTTCATCATATAAGCTAGGAATGTTAACATCTCCTCCGGTATAAATTTCTGAGCCTTTGGTATTTCATCTTTAGATTCTTGCGGAACTGCGTGTTGCTCCTTCTTCTCTGCTAATTCTGTTTTGGAATTAATTGATTCAGCAGGTGATGATTTCTGCGGTGATTGTTGTTTCTTGGATGAAATTGATAATTTGTCATTTGGTTTATTCTTTTTTTTCCGTTTTTTTTTATGTGTTTTGGCCTTTTTTGATGTTATTGGTGTGACATCGTATTTTTTAAATAAATGCCACCATAAACTCATACATAATTTGATACCAAACTCTTCTATATTTGGCGCAGTAAAATATTGTAAATTATACATTGCTTCCACATGTAATCGAAATATATAATTGTAATTGGGAGGAAATGGCTGATGTAATTTTTTGGAATCATATGTTCTTTTATAATATTTTTCACATCCATTCTTCGAAATGTACTGTTTTATGTTTTTATTATGATGAAATACTTCACCTGATAATTGTAATTCCCCTTCGAACGCGTTCTTGACACATTTTCTGAATTCCCTTTCAAAATCCATTATGCAAGTCCTTTTCTGATTAATGTTATTGTAATTATATTTCTTTACTAATGAAAAAAATTCACCATATAACCAACTATATTGATCTTGATTTTTCCCAGTTAAACAAGCAACTGCTACCAAATAACTTTTTGAGACAAACCTTCGATACCACGATTTCTTTTTAGTGTCTTTGGTTATCTTGACTGGATACTTATAAATTGCATAGATCAAAATTACTTGTGAATGTATTCTACATGGTTTATCTTCTATGCTGAAATGCGGTGTTACTTTAAATGTTCCATCAGCTGACATTGATTCTGATTCAATGAATATTTTTAATGATTCTTTGTTTGTAATTAATAAATCATCGCCATTCCAACGTAAAATTAATTCATCTTCTACTTTCTGTCTGCACAATGCATCTGGTGCATATGCTTCCATAACCTTTGCATGTCCATTATCCATATAATCCCTTAGATTTTTATAAATGCATGGAAATTTATGGGTTTTATACTTTCTTATCCTATCCTTTAGGAATTTACTATATACCGGCAACTTATCATCTTCTAATCCCGGATATTTATTTCGTATTCGACGAAAATCAGCTTCAACAATACTTTTTATGGATGCTTTGCGGTCAATTTTTCTAACTAAATCTCTTAAATTGTGTTCGATAAGCATATCACGCAATTTATACCGTTGTGTAAGGTAATTTGTTCTGCATCGATGTTTGTTATTTTGAAAATCTTCAATGATAATCCATACAATACCAAGTTTGTCATATTTGACACAAAATTTTTTGCATTCTGCACAGTGATAAAAACCATTAGAATTTCGTATCTGAAATCTATATCCATCCAAAAATATATCATTATTATATTTGATTGGTACATGGGGCGCAACCAATCTGATGACATCCAAACATCGCAAACTTGAATTAAACATGCTAGCATTTAGAACTCTAGATAATCTGGTTTTATATTTTCTGTTCTTAATTCTTGATACATTTGGGTTGGGTTGTAATTGTTGGAATATATATTCTAGCCGATTCACCATTTGCAGTTCTTGTTCTTGTCTTTGAGATTCATTTGATATTTGTTCGATTGATGAACACCTACGTTTTGTATATTCTTTGTCCAACAGTTCACCATTACTGCATGTATTTAGAGCTTGTAATTTTTGAATTAAATCAATTGATGTGATTTCTTCTTCATTGCCAGCACCTGATGCTACGAGATTATGATCGTTGGGCGTTGCCATGTCTGTTATTATTGCAACATATTTCATGCATGATTATATATATTGATGATTTGTCGGGTTTTAATAGTATTTACTCATGCATCATTTGGTGTTTTCAACTCTGTGCATGAATTTATATTTATTTATGATTATTTTTCGAAATTTTGCCGATTGATGCGTCAAAAGCAAAACATTTAGTGGCAAAGATCAATTAGATGGTTCGCGTGGTGTTTATATTATTCAACATTATTTTGGAGAATAGACATACTGATCCAGGAATTATATTATTTGAAACCTAAAACATAACCATGTAACGCCTTGTTTTGTCACAGATTTTCAGTGAAAACTACTGCTAGTCAGACGATAATGGCGTCTGGATATTGATATTTGTTTTTTCAACATTGCAAGAAATCTGAAGTAATGATGTTTAGTATATAAAAAATTTCATATATGCAGATGGTTGATTATTCCTTGCTAGTTTCATTTTTTTTGATCATATCATTATCAATACGAACATTCTTATTTTGTCTTTAATTATTATAATATTAATTATTTGAATATTATTTGTATGTCAACATAGGAGATATTCATTATTAAATAAAGGGATAACAAATTTAAATTGACCAATATGTATAATTATTCAATTTTTAAGACATATTTAGCATTCAAAATACTTGGTGTGTTTTTTTTTTCTTTTTTGGGATTGACATCCCACATTTTCAACACTTGATATTATATACAAATAATATTAAATGGATGTTAGAACGCTCCCAAATCTGGTAATTGCAGCTGTTCTGCATTCTGTAGATAAAGCGGTTTTGGGTTTGTTTGACGTACAATGGATGTATCTGGTGCATTAAATATATCAAAGAAACGATTAAAATCTCCCTTTTCATCAACATGGCTGTTATTTGTTAAATATCTTTGGATATCATATATCGAAATTGAATGTTTATATCTCCTGTCCTTATAATTTAATGCATATAAATGACATTTGCTTTCAATCTGTGACAATTGTTTCATTTGCCATATTGGTCTCCATGTATTTCCAGATTCTACTGGTCCGTCATGTGAAACTTTGAACATTAGATTTGATAATGCCATATTTCCATAGCTGTTATTTGGATATTTATTTGCATTGTAAAATTTCGAAATCAATCTCATAATATTTGATGATATTAGTTGATTTATTCTTTTCTTTTTATTAAACATAAAGATTTTGTATTTTGGTGTATGGATCCAGTCCACGTCCATTATTTTGGATGGTGGTAGGTATCGTGGATTATTTGTATTAGCATTTATATATTTTGAACAAAGATGTTTATAAATGAGGTCTTCTTTTAGAATTTTGGTGATTTCCCGCTTTAATGTCATTTCAATAGAATTTGGGTCCGAAATATTACGGTTTCTTGTTGTTGATACTCCCATCAAATCCCAATTAAATGGTTCTATTTTGAAATTGGGTACTATACATATTGTCTTTGTATCTAAAAATTCAACAATGGATGTATGTAATAACGGTTCCTGTTCCATTTGGTTATTTATAATGGAACGTGATATTATACTAATCAATTTGTATGTATGACTTTTGTATAATCTGTATTTCTGCTTGAAATTATGAGGTTGAGAATGCGGTTGTTGCGTCGATATGTTTCCATATGATGAGGGCTTTGAATATATCAATCTGTATGGCAAGGTGGAATTCGGCATGGAATTCAATAATTTTAATATTGTACCATTGATGGATTTTTTATCTTCTTGTTCCCGTTTTATATCTATTGCAGTGTTTGTGACCCAAATTTTACGTTGCTCCCTGTCAAAAAACAATATCTTCTTGATATCAGGTAACCATTTACACATAATATCTGATGTTTGCTCTTGTTGCCAATTGAACGGCGGTGTTACAAGCCTGTTATGTTCGGTACAGGTCTTGATAACATCCATGTACTTATAATTGAAATTTATACCCTTTTGATTGATTTGCGATGAAATTGTATCTACAGTTAAACTATTTTGGGATTCTAGTGATGATATATATGATATGGTTTTCTTTGTTCTATATGCCTGGCTTATTTTATTTAATTTGTCTTCATAATATTTACCAGTTAGCTTGTAACGAGAATGCCCATTGATATTTCCAGATTTCATATTTATGATATTCATATGTTCTATTTTATTAGATGTAAATGTCTCGCTCTTTTTTACTGGTGGTATACGTCTGATTGAACTATTAGCTAATTTTTGTCCGCGTTTGATGAATGATACTTGTATATATTGTAAACCAGTTTGACGTTCACTTTTTATGGCTATTAATTTATGAATAACATTGATAGGATCACATCCAAATTCCATCTTCCTATGTATGGTTTCGCATGCATCAAATTGCTCTGTTAAATTTTTACTTATCTGGATGTTTGCTTTGATTTGTTTCTGATATTTTACCATTTCTTTATGATGATTCTGTATTTTTATTGTTACATCCTGGATAATCTCATTGTTTTCATTATTTGTTGGATGTAGATTATCCAATATGTTTTGCAATTGCTGCATGATTGTTTGCAGGCGCTGTATTTCCAGATTGAAGTTATCCCGCTGAGCTTTGAGATTCTGTAACCGCCCCGTTAAGTTACGACAATTTGTTGCTATAATATCTTTCATTTCTTGTTTTCTTTGATGATATACATTATTGTTGTCCAACATTATATCATGCTCTTTTTCGTTGTTCAGGATTCTCATTGTAATGTTGTCCAATGATTTCGATGTTTGAGATTGTGCACTAAAAACCTCAATATGGTATGCCACCATTAAGTTATCATAATATAGAGGATCCTGTATTATATGCTCTTTATATTTAGCATTTATTATCTGATACATCTTTTGTGTTTGCGTTTCAACATCTTTACAGGCATATATCTGATCATACTCCTGGTCCTTTATATTGACTACACAACTCATATAAATATTATATCCCACTATACTGTGATCGGGTCCGATGGATTGCGGCCCAATCGGTTTATTAATATTGTATACTGCGTGCTGAAAGGTATTCACTTTTTCGTTTGGATCCTCAATTAATTGGAATTGCTCTGCAGCTAATTTTAATTTATTATCCATAATACGAATGCATGGTTTTCCTAATCGTATATCTAATAACAAATTGCATGACTGAATTTTATCCTGTTGTAATTGCTTTTTCAAATTGATTTTGACCACATTAGACGCATTTCTGATATTGAACAGGTATTTGTAATTTATGGATGTTTCATAGCTTATTCTCATTGGTTTGAGCTGCTCGTTTGGTGACGAATTATCATGATAACTGCTTATCATATCGATAATATCATTTCCCAGTTTCATTGGATGTCCATTATTTGTGAAGGAGTGTTGCACGTTCATACCAGATAATTCATTTAAAATTTCGTATTTTAAGAACCTGTTTAATGAATGTTTTTGCAATTGATATACATCCATTCCTGATGATACTACATATTTATCCCCTTTTAACCAATCATTAATAATATCAATATGACGTGTGTTTTGAAATGCATGTTTTAATTTAATTATATCAATTTCATTAGATGTCTGAGCATTCGCAATGATACCGAATAATTCTACTTGTTGTTGGCTTTCAACCATGACTGGGCAATTTGCGGTATTAATAGATTGCGGTAAGGATTTGAATTCATTTTGCAATGTTGATTTTATTCGATTCAGAGCTGCACAGGATGTAAATTTATCATTTATCTTCATGCTATTGACGTAACGTTCCATACAAGGATCACTAATGAACAAATCCGTATTACATATTGTTTTACGTGGTTTCATGAACATTTTTTTGCTCACAATCTAGGACACGCAATCTAGCCTTCTAGAATGGGAGTATATTATATACATCATCACATTAGCGCTTTCGATGCAAACAGAGTAAATACCTGCCAATACTTGAATATTGAAGGTAATTTGTATTGGTAAAAGATGCCACAAGAGACTTTAGCTTAGGTTTTGCAAGTTTCTGTCAAACCTCCACATCCCACATTTTGGTATCGTTCAACGTTCAATTATGAAGTTTTTGGAATTAAGATGTAGCATAATAAACATTAGTGCGACTTTATTGAAGGTCTCACTGTTGATTGGACCTTGTATTTCGATTCTTATGAACTACATGGATTTTTCTTTGATTTTTGCTTCAACAATATTGAAAACTTCTGCTTGTTTCTTAAGCAATATTGCTTTTTTCGGTGTATCTGCGAATTTACGAGGATTTTTTATATAAACAGGGCAATTTTGTTCCCGTACATGTCGTTGTATTCTACTCTTCAACAACGGTTGTTTACAATATGGACATTGATGTGTCTTAATTTTAAATACTGATCCTAAATGTTCCGCATGCTGATCTTGACGTTTGAATTTCCTATGACATCCACAATAACAATCAATTTCTGGTGCGTGCTTTCTGTTATGTGCATAACTTGAGGCTTTGGAATGAGAAATGTGATTACATCCATTATGACCACATTTAAACTTCATTGGTGGTGATTTATTATTAGATACTAACATAGGTGACAAATCACATTGTATGGCTTGGATATGATTGATTCGGTTTTTATTTTCATGCTCTTCTGCCTTGAAGCCAAGAACAACGTTAAATTATTTGCATTGAATCACTGTGGTGCAAGGATTTACATACTTTAGTATTTGACTGTTTATAGCATGATGTGCTGCAACGCAAATTTGGAATATCTGATGTGGTGTGACTGATTTCTATTAATTGGTGTATTTGATCATCGTATTTCCTGAGGTTCCTTTCTGATGTTTGATAAGGTTTATATTTTTTGATATCTTGTAGGATTTTATTGTTTTGTGTTTGTATTGCTAATTCTGCATCATATTTTTGTCTTCTTTTTGGATTTCCTAATATTTCTATCATATGCTTGATATCTTGAGATTGCATTTGATATTTTGTCCGTTGATCTTCGTCTAATTGATATAATATTTCTTCGTCTACGTAGCATATTCCGTCTAGTATCGAAAGATTTAGAATTGCCGTGTTATAGTTATAATCATTGGTACCGGCTTGTTTGTAATAATTGATCATATATTCCCTTTCATGATACTTGAACGTTGACGACATGCTTGGCTACTTTAAAGCCTTTGTAAGAAAACCTTTTGTTTGGGTAAAGTACCATGTTTCCACCTCCATTAATATTATTTGTATTATCTTCCATGTTAATATGTGTTGTCTTATTTTTCGTAATCATTAAATTAAAATGCTGCAATTCATATGAAAAACCCATACTTATTAGAATTGAGGGTAATATTGGTTCGGGTAAATCTACTTTACTAAATCTCATACAATCAACTAACAATAATATAGTTTGCATACAGGAACCTATAAAAAAATGGGAACCATATTTAACCAATATCCATAAATATACTGGCATGGGAAATGAATTTTTAATGCAATTAATGGTTTTAGATCATTTCGCTGACACCGCAACTCGTATTGAAAATTATCACTCAAAATGTATTATAATTGAGAGAAGCATGCATACAATGATTCAAGTTTTTAGTTACCTTTTATTTGAATCCGGTATACTTTCTATTTTTCAATATAATTATTTAAAAGCTAAAGCTGCCGATTATCGTATTCATTATGATCATTGTTTTTTTATTTACACTCCATACGATGTCTGCTGGAAGAGAGTACAATCTCGGGGACGAATTTGTGAAACAAATGTTTCGATGGAGTATTTGCGTGAATTGGAAGAAACTCATTGCAAATTAATGGCCAAAATTTTAGATGAGCAATACACAAACGTTCATATTATTGATGGAACAGCACCAACAGAGGAAGTTTTTCAAGATGTTTCCAATGCTTTATTGACTATTATGGGTTAATATTTAGAACGATGATAAATATCTTTATCAATGAAATTTAACATTATTAGGAAATATTCTGACATTAAACCTACACATTTTGATATCGATGTTTGCGACAATATCTTTTTGATTCATCTTGATATAAATTTATCACTTTATAACATCCCCATGTTTCGCAATGTTTCCATAACTTTGAACCTTTGCTATTCATACTTTTTCTGATCCAATACACTCTTATTTCCAATTGTTGTCTTCTGACTTTCGATATTCTTCGTTCATATTTCGAGCTCAACATTCTGAGATAATCCTGCAATTTAATATCCAAAGTAGGTATTAACACATTTCTATTGACCACTGTTTTAATATATTTACTTTCATCATTAAAATAGCTTTGAATCTCTCCCCATTTTCCCGATATTAAATCACATGCCCCATATTTTTTCTTGGGTTTTGATATATCCAATATCTCTGCATGAATTGTAATGTTTAAATCATCACAATGATAAGATACCTTCTTTCTAAACAAATCAAATTCTGTTTCATTTGATATTTTTATGTTGGTGCAATATTCATTGATGGATCTTGTTATACTACCAATTGATGCTGTTATTTTATCGCCACTGATGTCATTTTCAATTATCCTCGTGTTACGGTTTTCAATTTTCTTGAATTCATAACTTTGTTTTTTGGAAGCAATATATATTTTCAAACTTGATGGGGTTAATCTGTCCACATGTTGGGCCAATTTGGTTAATTCATGTCCGATTTGTTGTATTTTTTCTGTATTTATTGTATGCCCTTTTTTCTTCAGCATAACTACATCAGTATCTTTCATTTGAAACTCTTTGATTTCTCCTAATGCTGGATCAGCTTTCTGCATACTCGTTGAGCCACCTTCAATAAGGATGACATTTTCATGACCTGCAATTTCAACGACTTTATTAGCAAATTCAATACAACAATTGTTTATTACACCATTTCTGTTTATCAATGCTGTTACTGTAGATTCACATTCTTTTATCAGCTGTTCCTTTTCTGAGGTCTCTCTATTGTTGGGATGGATATTTATAATCAGACGGCTTTTTATTGAACATCCATATTTTGATATACATTTAAAATGTTTCAGATACCCGATTAGCGACAATTCTTTGATATTATATTGCTTGAAATGTTTTTTATGGGGAAATAATGCTTTCAAACCTATTCTAATTGTATTTCCAACCTTGGTTGATGCCTGTTGTTCAAAAATGATACTGATTTTCACGCATATCCGCACAATGTGATATAAAAATATTTCCCGAATATCTTCATTGAGATATAATATTACCAAATATACGGAAAAACATATGATCAGATGTGATCGGAAATATTCAGTTTCCAATGAATAAAATATGTGGTATTCCAACATTACCATTATAACAATTCCTATAAAATACGTCCATACATCGATCATTAATGAATGAGATATTCGATGAAATAGCAGTGGAGCTGTAGAGACTGATACTATAATCATTCTGATGTATGATGGGATAACGTGCCCATTGATATCGTATAAAATGGTGGTGACTGCAATCCCAATGATAATATCTATAATGTAGACAATGTTACAATATGACCACATTCTTTGACTATTGCCATTCATAAAAGTATCCATTTGAGATGTATGTATCTCATCCAGATAGGCTGAATATTGTGTTGTGTTTTCATTCGCATTTACTATTTTAGAAAATAAGAGTCAAAATATTTGATTGTCACACCATTTATGTCGGCACATTTTTCGATTTTAGATACATGAGATAATGATTTATGTTTTGATCCCTGATATTTGGAATTCATCTTATCCGACATTGGAGTGATTGAAGATCCCATTGTCAACACTGAAAGTTTCAGGTTTTTTTTGTAAGTTTTTGTTGTGTACCGTGCAGTTGGGGTTCAAACCGGTTGTTGTTATTAGTTATAAGTGACTGTTACAACTTGTCAATCACTCATTTTTGATTCATACGACTGCCAGATTCCAATGGTGTTATTATACTTAAACCTTACGAATGTTGACCTTTTTGATGATATTCCTTATGTGATAATTGTTGTTACTTATGTGCTTGGTATTTTTAAATGTCTAATATCTACCCTTCAATTCCAGGATTATTCAATCTTTGTCTCTTCAATGGCGGTTGAGGCATGCTGCTTGCAGAATTCCTATCTTTGTTAACTTCTGTTGCATTATTAACCGGTTGATATGTTGAACTTTGATCTTGATGATTTCCATCAATAAAACCAATTGACATCAATAATTCTGATAATCTACTCTTTGATTTTTGGTTATCTGTTGAATTTTTAATTTGTTCCGTACCATTGTTATGGTGCGGTATAGTTTCGATATGTCTCACTGTTTTGGTATTATTTATCGCGTTCTTATGTTCTTTGATTTCTGATGTAAGCACTTCAACTCTCTTTTGCATAATACGATGATTTTGTTCTAATGTTTTAATATATTTCAGCATTTCTTTATGTCTATTGACTTGTTGGTCACTTTCTGATATTATTGACGACATCGAGTTTTCTCCCTGTTTTGAGAGTCTATTTTCTATGCATCTGTTTAACTCGTATTCTTCCCTATCTCTATACCAACCATGTTGTTTGATACCATTCAGCACACTGCATTGCGATTTGACTGCGCTGTTTACTATTGTTAAATCTATTTGTTCCTTTTGATCCATAGTATCATCACATTGCATTGTTTTATTCCACATTATACCATTTTTGCTCTGGTTTATTTGGTTTTTCTGTTTGATTTTATCCCATTGCGATTTTGATTTCAACGGATGGCCATTTATTTCCATTATTTCTATGTTTGGTGCTCCAATTCCCGCATACACATATAAAACTATCCTCTTTTCAAATAACTCCTGCGATGCTCCTTGGATATATTTATTATTATGTATAGCAACGAATTGATTGGTATTTAATTTATTTTGCTTTTCCTGTCTCAGCCCATGCACACTCCAATTGTACAACCAAATATTTCTAATCTCTTTATCCCTCACATGTTTGATCGAAATACTCTGATCCTTGGCGTATTTTTCTTTCAATTTCCATTTCACATAATACGGGCCCGCATCCGTTCCTTTTGTTCCATTTTCATTACCAAATTGCTGAATAAACATGTTTTCACCAAATGTTGCAGTTCCCACCATAT